AAGTTATGGGTGAGTACAAAGAAGGTACTCTCCACAGTGGTAAGGGCGGCCCTGTGGTGAAGTCCCGTAAACAGGCTATTGCAATTGCCATGAGCGAGGCTGAGCAAGCTAAAAAGCGTAAGAAAAAGTAATAAAACTATTGACATTTACTTTAAAGTGTGATACCATAGTATACAAGATATATAAGGAATATTAATGGCTACGACATATCTACAGTTGGTTAACAACGTATTAGTACGTCTAAGGGAGACTGAAGTATCGTCGGTAGGTGATACTCCTTATAGTTCCCTGATAGGTGTTTTTGTTAATGATGCTAAGCGAGAGATTGAGGATGCCCATGAATGGAATGTCCTCACACAGACTATTGTGTTGCCTACAGTGGCAGGTACTCGTAACTATACATTGACAGGTTCAGGTCAGAGATTCCGTACTGTTGATGTACTGAATGACACTGAAGATGTCCCTATGAAACAAGTACCTACTAACTGGATGAACAGACAGTATTACTTAGGTACAACTCAGAATGCAGCTCCGGTGTACTACAACTACAACGGTATCTCCGGTGACGACACTCAGGTGGATGTATGGCCTCAGCCTGATGGTGTCTATTCACTACGGTTTGAGTTAGTTATCCCTCAAGCTGACTTGTCTGCAAATGCTGATGCTTTGTTAGTACCTCATCACTTGGTACAGATGTTAGCCTACGCTAAAGCTGTTGGTGAGCGAGGTGAAGATGGAGGTTCAACCTTCAGTGAGATTTATCAGCAGTATCGTTTAGCTTTGGCAGATTCTATTGCAATTGAGCGTAATCGTTACGATGAAGAAACTACTTGGGTGGATGTGTAATGGTAGCTAAGATATTAACTACTACTGTGTCAGCTCCCGGGTTTATGGGATTGAACACACAAGACTCGTCAGTCTCTCTAGAGGCTGGCTTTGCTACGGTAGCTAATAACTGTGTGATTGATAAGTTTGGACGTATTGGTGCTCGTAAGGGATGGACTACAGCTCACTCAACTAATAATGATTTAGGTGAGGCTAACGTCAAAGCTATCGGTGAGTTGATTGATAACTCAGGTAACTCATACATTGTAGCAGCTGGTAACAATAAACTATTTAAACTGGTAGGTACAACACTGTCACAGCTGACCTACGGAGGTGGCGGTACAGCTCCTACGATTACAGATGACAACTGGCAGATGGCTCCTTTGAATGGATGTCTATACCTGTATCAATCTGGACATGATCCTTTAGTGTTCGATCCTGCGACCAGTTCAACTACCTTTAAAAGGATCTCTGAGAAGTCAGGATATGTAGCTACAGTATCGAGTAACAACTGTGTAATCAGTGCTTATGGTCGTACATGGTCAGCTAACAATACATCTTCTAAGAGTACTGTACAGTTCTCAGACTTACTCTCAGGTCATGTCTTAAGTACAGGTACGGCTGGTACTTTAGATGTGTCTCAAGTGTGGCCTAATGGTGCTGATGAGATTGTAGCCTTAGCAGCTCACAATAACTTCTTAATCATCTTTGGTCGTAGACAGATATTGATCTATGCCAATGCTGGAGATCCTAACAATATCACATTGTCAGATGCTATCACAGGTATTGGTTGTGTAGCTAGGGACTCAGTAGTTGCAACAGGTGGAGATATTATCTTCTTGTCTGACTCAGGTGTACGTTCTTTGATGCGTACCATTCAAGAGAAGTCAGCTCCAATGCGAGACATCAGTGCCAATGTACGTGATGATTTAGTATTGGAAGTAAGCTTAGAAGATCCTGATGAGATCAAGGCTACATATTCAGATAAGGAAGCCTTCTACTTATTGTCACTACCAGCTCGTCAGATTGTATACTGCTTTGACATGAGAGCACCTCTACAGAATGGTGCTAACAGGGTCACAACTTGGGATGGCTTAGTACCTTATGCTTTCAAGTACACCCGCAGTAAAGAGTTATTGATGGGTAAAGCTGGATACATCGCTAAATATGGTGGTTATAAGGACAATGCTAATAACTACCTGATGAAATATTACACTAATTACTTTGACTTCCAGTCACCTACTGTGATTAAGTTAATGAAGAAAGTAGGTGTAACAGTTATTGGAGGTCAAGGTTATCCAGTTACATTAAAGTTTGGCTTTGATTACAGTGACATTCTGAACAGTAGACAGTTTGCCTTAGCCAATGCCTCAGTAGCTGAATATAACATAGCTGAGTACAACATTGCAGAATATGGTGGTACAGCCTTCGATAATAAGATTATTAATATTGGTGGATCAGGTAAAGTTATTCAATTAGGTTTTGAAACTACAGTATTTGATAAATCAATATCCATTCAGAAACTTGATGTCTATGTTAAGACAGGGAAGACACGATGAGTAACTATACCAAGACTACTAACTTTGCAATTAAGGATAGCCTTGTAACAGGTAATCCTAGCAAGATCGTTAAAGGCACTGAAGTTAACACTGAGTTTGATAACATTGCATCAGCAGTGAATTCTAAACCTGATGCTAATAATGCAGCTTTAACTGGAACAGCCACAGCAGTTAATCTTACTGTCTCTGGTACATTCACAGCAACAGTCGATGGAGGTACATACTAATGGCTGACTGGACAGACTTAATTGCCCCTTTGTTGGGCACTGCAGGTAGTGTGTACGCTTCTAACCAAGCTGCTAATGCTACCACTAACGCTGCTAACCAAGCTGCACAGGCTGCACAGTTCAGGCCTGTAGGAGTTACTACAAGGTTCGGTAAGTCAGGCTTCCAGTATGATCCTGCATCTGGTCAACTCATCGGTGCTGGCTACCAAGTAGCTCCTGATGTTGCAGCAGCTCGTGAAGGTTTGATGGGCATGGCAGGAACTGCACTGGGTCAAGCTCAGCAGATCCAAGCTTATCAGCCTAATGTCAATGCTCAAGCTGCAGGTTTATTTAACCTAGGTGCTCAGTATGTAGCTCAGTCACCTCAAGCGGCTGCTCAGCAGTACATGACTCAGCAACAACAACTGTTAGCTCCCGGTCGTGAACAGCAACTAGCTCAACTGACTAACCAACAACAACAGCAAGGTCGTTTAGGTCTAGCTACAGGTGCTACCACTCAGGGTTATACAGCTGGTGCTCCCGGATTGCAAGCAACTAATCCTCAGATGGCAGCTCTGTACAATGCTCGTGCTCAGCAAGATGCTCAGTTGGCTGCACAGGCTCAACAAGCTGGTCAGCAACAAGTACAGTTCGGTCAAGGTTTGATGACAGGTGGTCTTGGTTTGTCTGGAGCAGGTTTCAACTTGCAGAATCAAGCACTGGCTCCATATACTAACTATGCTCAACAGGCTATTAACTTGGAGAATCAAGGCTTGAATGCTCTGACTCAAGGTTCAGCTCTGGGATCAGCTATCACAGCAGGTTCTACCAATGCAGCTAACATTCAGAACCAAGCAGCACAACAAGCAGCAGCGTTGCAACTACAACGCAACAACGCTATTGTAGGTGGTTTGACAGATCCTATCAGTCAATTGATTGGTGGTCTTACAGGCTCTACGGCAGCTAAGAATGCTAACTATAACGCTGTAGTTAATCCATACTTCCAGACAATTGGATACAGTAACCCTTAAGGAGACATGATGGCAACACCACAAGTTGGTTTATTTGGAGGCATGGGTACTCCTGAGGAAATGCAACGACAACTCACTGAGCAGAAGGCTTTGCAGTTTGCTCAGATGACCCCTCAGCAGCAGACATCCTACAACATCTACAAGAATACAGGTAACTTAGGTCGTGGCTTAGCTGGTGCTTTTGGTGTGGATGTACAAGATCCTGCTGTACGCAGAGCTACTATGCTTCGTCAGATGGCTTCTCAATACGACACCAATACACCTGAAGGCTTACGTCAAATGGCTCAGGCTTTACAGGCTACAGACCCTGAGCTAGGCTTTCAAGTGATGCAACGTGCTCAGGCTATGGAAGAAGCAACTCAGAAGTTACGTAAAGAAGAAGCTGATATTAAATTGAAAGGTGCTCAGACAGCTAAAACTGGTTATGAGACACAAGAACTATCTGATAAACAAGCATCTAAGAATGCTCGTGTACAGATGTTGAAGGATGCTGGTCTAGGTGACTCAGAAGCCAGAGGTATTGCTTCTAATGACAGTGCTTTTGCTAAGTACATTGAAACTAAGAAAGTACCTGTACCTTCTGAGTATGCTGTACAAGCACAGAAGCTAGGATATACCGCTAAACCTTATCTAAGTGACTACACACCTGAACAAGTTAAAGAGATGGAAAAGGGTGTCTTTGCTTATAAAGCGGGTATTGCTCAAGCTGGGGCTACTGTTAATAAGCCTGTGGATGTTGCAGCTATCATAAAAC